GGGCGGTATCACAGAACCCGTGAAAATTTTTTCAAAAATCAAAAACCCAATGGGTACACAAAATCACAACACCACAATTTCCATCACCGTGATACACTCCCACTCACTATGGAACAAGGAACCCCTCATTCCCTAGGCACGGTTGTCACCGGTGAAACCCCACTCCCAAACTGGCTGTCGTGCCCAGACCCCAAGCCCCCACGGCCTACCAAGGCCGCGAGAGAACTGTTGCACCTCGAATATGAGCAAATCTTCGAGCGTGTCATCGAGGACATCTACCGGGGCCGCTCCCTGCAATCCCTGATCGAAGACGACCCGCGCATCATTTCGTATGAGGACTTCTTGCGCTGGGTCAAGCGTGACCCCCAAAGGAACGAACGGTTCAAGGAGGCGCAGGAGATGCGCACCGAGTTCCTTGCCGGGGAGATTCTTGAGATTGCCGATGGGGTAGAGGCCATCGACCCGTCATCGTCGGATACCGTCAACCGCGACAAGCTGCGCATCGACACGCGCAAGTGGCTCATGTCGGCGCATAACAGGAAGCGGTACGGGGAAACGAAGCAGATCGAGGTGGGCGGGACGATCTCGATCACTGAAGCACTGGCGCAGGCTCAACAAAGAGTGATCGAAGCCGAGGTGGTCGATGTGACCCCGAGATTGGAGAATGACTGATGCAGAAGATGCGCTACTCGCCCGAGGAGGAGCAACTGCTGATGTCGCAGTTGTGGTCGCCCTCGATCAAGGACGACCCCGAGGCGTTCGTGCTGTTTGCGTTCCCGTGGGGACAGAAGAACACCCCACTCGAACACTTCAAAGCACCCCGAGCATGGCAGCGCAGGACGCTGCGGCGCATCCGGGACTTCATCCGCGAGAACCGGGGCAAGCTGACCGAGGGTGATCTGATTGATGCTCTCAGGCGGGCTGTCTCGTCCGGCCGGGGTGTCGGTAAGTCGGCACTCGTGTCGTGGCTGATCCTGTGGATGCTGACAACCCGGATCGGGTCAAGCGTGATCGTGTCGGCCAACAGCGAGAACCAGTTGCGCAAGGTGACGTGGGGCGAGTTGACCAAGTGGGTCACGATGGCGATCAACGCCCATTGGTGGGAACCCACGGCGACCTCGCTCAATCCGGCCGCTTGGTTGACCGAATTGGTCGAGCGTGACCTCAAGAAAGGCACCCGGTACTGGGGTGCCGAGGGGAAACTGTGGAGCGAGGAGAACCCAGACGCATACGCCGGTGTGCACAACATGGACGGCATGATGGTGATCTTCGACGAAGCCTCGGGCATCCCAGACTCGATCTGGTCCGTGGCTGCGGGCTTCTTCACCGAGAACATCCTCGACCGCTACTGGTTCGCGTTCTCCAACGGTCGTCGCAACACCGGGTACTTCTACGAGGCCGTGGACGGCAACAAGCGCGACTTCTGGGAGTCCGAGAAGATCGACGCCCGCACCGTCGAGGGCACCGACAAGTCGATCTACCAGCAGATCATCGAGGAATACGGCGAGGACTCCGACGAGGCCCGGGTCGAGGTCTATGGGGATTTCCCTAAGTCCGGTCAAGACCAGTTCATCGCACCCCACCTCGTCGATGACGCCATGAAGCGCGATCAGTGGAAAGACATGACCGCACCCGTAATCATCGGGGTGGACCCGGCCCGGGGCGGCATGGACTCCACCGTGATTGCCGTGCGCCGAGGGCGTGACATCGTGGCAATCAAACGGTTCCGGGGCGACGACACCATGACCACAGTCGGGCACGTCATCGACGCCATCGAGGAGTACCGTCCTGCCCTCACGGTGATCGACGAGGGTGGTTTGGGCTACGGCATCCTTGACAGACTGACCGAGCAGAAGTACAAAGTGCGCGGGGTGAACTTTGGCTGGAAGGCCAAGAACCCCGTCATGTGGGGCAACAAACGCGCCGAGATTTGGGGAGCCATGCGTGACTGGCTCAAGACGGCCAGTTTGCCGCAGGACAGGCTTTTGAAGGGCGACTTGATCGGCCCGATGAAGAAGCCCAACTCCTCGGGCACCATATTTCTGGAGGGCAAGAAGGAAATGAAAGCCCGTGGGCTGGCCTCACCAGATGCTGCTGACGCCATCGCCGTGACTTTCGCTTTCCCTGTTGCACATCGGGAGTACAATGAACGAACGGTCCAGCGGCGCAACGCGCAAAATGGGCCACTTGCAACATCTTGGATGGGGGCGTGATGGCAACGAAGAAGACTGTCTCTCTGAGCGTCAAGAAGGGCGAAAAGCTGCCCGTGTCCAAGGGTGCGGGCCTGACTGAAAAGGGCCGCGCCAAGTACAACCGGGAAACCGGCTCCAACCTCAAAGCCCCCGCCCCCAACCCGAAGACCAAGGCAGACGCAGGCCGCAAAGCCAGCTTCTGTGCCCGCATGGAAGGGGTCGTCAAAAACGCCAAGGGACCGGCCGAGCGGGCCAAGGCATCCCTCAAACGCTGGAAGTGCTGATCATGGCTACCAAACCCGGACTCTACGCAAACATCCACGCCAAGCGCGAACGCATCAAGGCCGGTTCCGGCGAGAAAATGCGCAAACCCGGTAGCTCCGGTGCGCCCACCAACAAGGCGTTCAAGGAATCGGCCAAAACGACCAAAAAACCCGCAAGGAGCAAGTGATGCCACTCGTGAAAAGCCCTTCCAAAGAAGCGTTCCGCAAGAACGTCAAGGCTGAAATCAAGGCCGGAAAACCCCAAAAACAGGCGGTTGCCATCGCGTACAGCGTCAAGCGGGAAGCCGCCAAAAAAGCCCCGATGAAGTCCAAAAAATGAGATTGCAAGCCACCCAAGACTGCCTGATCGTGCGTCCCGACATGGAGAAACACGACCTTTTCATCCTCCTGCGACAGAAACAAACGGGCACCGGAATTGTGATTTCGGCAGGTCCAGATGCCAAAGATGTGAAAGTCGGCGACCGGGTACTATTTGGCGATTCCATCGGTCAAGACCTACAATGGGAAGGTGAAGACCTTCTCGTGATGCGAGAGGCACACACCCTCGGAGTATTCGACGCATGAAAGACACAACCGGAATCGTGGCCGCAGCGAATGTGGCAAAGAACGGCCCGTACCCGTCAAAAGGCGGTTCCGAGGACATCCTGACTGTCGCCCGTTCACGCATGACGATGGCGATCTCGGCCTTCTCCGAGACACGCGAGAGTGAACTTGACGACCTGCGGTTCTACGCAGGCTCCCCGGACAACCAATGGCAGTGGCCCGCTGACGTGCTCCAGACCCGTGGCGCGGTCCAAGGTCAGACCATCAACGCCCGCCCCTGCCTGACCATTAACAAGCTGCCCCAGCACGTCAAGCAGATCACCAACGAGCAGCGGATGAACCGCCCCGGCATCAAGGTGATCCCAGCCGACGACAAGGGCGATGTCGAGGTGGCCGAGGTCTACAACGGCGTGATCCGTCACATCGAGTACATCTCTGACGCTGACGTGGCCTACGACACTGCCTGCGAGAACCAAGTTTCCTACGGCGAAGGCTACATCCGCATCCTGACCGAATACTGCGACGAAGACACGTTTGATCAGGACATCAAGATCGGGCGCATCCGCAACAGCTTCTCGGTCTACATGGACCCCCTGATTCAAGACCCCACGGGCGCAGACGCCCGTTGGTGCTTCATCACCGAAGACCTGACCAAAGTCGAGTACGAGCGTCTGTACCCCAACGCCGCGCCGATCAACACCCTGATGTCGCTGGGTGTGGGCGACCAGTCCATCAGCCAGTGGATCAGCGAGAACACGGTTCGCATCGCCGAGTATTTCTACATCGAGTACGAGAAGGCCACGCTGAACCTGTACCCCGGCAATGTGACCGCTTTTGACGGCACCCCCGAGGACAAGTCGTTGCGCCTGATGTTCGGCAAGCCCCTGCGCCAGCGCCCCTCTGACCGCAAAAAGGTCAAGTGGTGCAAGATCAACGGCTACGAAATCCTCGAAGAACGCGACTGGGCTGGCTCCCACATCCCCGTGGTGCGCGTGGTTGGCAACGAATTCGAGGTGGACGGCCGGGTCTATGTGAGCGGTCTGGTGCGCAACGCCAAAGACGCGCAGCGCATGTACAACTACTGGG